AGCGCAAGTCGTGACAATTACATGGCACAACTTATTTGTGAACGATTAACAAACTCTGTTGCAGAGTCATTTACTAATGCAGCAATGCAACATGGCACAGAAACAGAACCATTGGCTAGATTAGCGTATGAAGTTAATCAAAATGTTTTGGTTGATGAAATAGCATTTGTTTTGCATCCAACCATTCAAATGTCTGGTGCATCGCCAGACGGTTTAGTTGGTAATGAGGGTCTCTTAGAGATAAAAGCGCCCAATACAGCCACGCACATTGAAACGCTTTTGTCTGAAACTGTGCCAACAAAATACTACACCCAGATGCAATTCCAACTTGCGTCTACAGGGCGTAAGTGGTGTGACTTTGTGTCGTTTGACAATCGTCTGCCAGAGGAACTTCAATTGTTTGTTAAACGTGTCCCAAGGGACGATATGTATATCAAACTAATAGAGGGCGAAATTGTCCAATTCCTTGCTGAGTTGGATGACAAAATCAACAAACTTATGAAAGTCAAGAATGTCTAAAATTTACGAAATTACCGTTGTTTCAGGTAAATACAAAAACAAAGATGGTGTCGAGAAATCCCGCTATCAAACCATTGGATCGGTCATTGAGACTAAGAATGGCCCAATGCTCAAGTTGGACGTTATTCCCTTGCCTGATGGCGGTTGGAACGGTTGGGCATATCTCAATGTTCCAAAACCAAAAGAGGAATACAAAGGTTTGCCACGGGATGAGGAAGAAATTCCATTTTGATTAACGGGGGGAAAGCCATGCAATTTTGCTTGCGGACGAATGGTTAGTACCCCCACCCATTAGGAACAATCATGGACTATAAAGAAACATTTAAACGCATTTTTGCCATGCCCGAATTCCCAAGAGTTCGTGCGAATGATCCCTTAACATCGTTTGAGGCAGCTGAGTCGATTAAAGAAGTCGCGCCCCAACACCACCAAGTTATTTTTGATTGCCTCAAGTTTTACGGGCCACTTGGCAAAGATGGCATTTCGGCATTGACAATGCTTGAACCCAATCAAGTGGCTAGGCGGCTCAATGAAATGAAAATCATCGGTTTAATAGAATTGACGGGCAACACCGTGAAATCCAATTCAGGAAGAAATGAAAGAGAATGGCAATGTATCCAATCGGACTAGGCGGCAATCAGCCAGTACACAAACTCAGAACTTGTAATAAATGTGATGAAACCAAACCACCTGAAGGCGGCATTGACATGGGTCATAAATGGATTTGTCAAACTTGTTGGATTCTCAGAACCACAGGTAGGCATCAAAGGCAAGGTTTGCCCACCTTGTAACGGTAACTGTAACCAAGGAAGAAACTGCCCAAATGACCAAAGACGATCTAGTTAACTTGCTACGCATTACAGGCGCTCAGGAAACCGCCATAGACGCTGTGTGCGCTGCTTATGACGCTGGTTGGAACGATGCCCTTGATGACTACGCAAATCGCTTAAAACCGCTTCCTTTTGGCAAAGACACGTTAGACAGTTTTAGTGTGTTTATCAAGTCAGCTAAGAAATAGCGCTCTTTCGTCTAATCTACGGTTTTGCAGACCTTTAAGGATTTTGCCACCCGCCATGCAATACTTTAGAAGTTCCTCGGCAGCGCCTTCTTTATCGCCCCGTAGAACCTTCTGACGTAGTGTAGAACGCTGAAGTGTCCCAAGACCCACGTTAAAGCTAAAAGACACAAGACCATCAAACATCCCTTGTGTAAGAGGGACAGGACAGAAAGTATGCACCCCACGCTCGAATTGTTGCAAATCGTTTCGTAAAATAACATCTACTTCGTCTTTTGAAAACTGTCGGTTATCTTCTTGAGCCAAAGGGAAACTGTCTCTTTGATCAATTGGCATTTTGCCTTGATTTGGATAAAGAACATGGCCTACTCCTATTGTCCACAGTCTAGCTGGGCATTGGTACGGTTTAAATCTCACACCCTCATGGTGCTTGATCATGTCGATGGCTTTGGGGCTGACGTTCACGATTTGCCAAACGCCCGTCCACCAAAGTGGAAAGTTATGATGGCTGCAAACATGATGCGGGTATCTTCGTCCCACAACATATTAGCCATATCGTTAAAAGGTGCGTCTGTCCTCCACCCGTGAATAAAGATTCCTATGTCAATCAAGACCAATAAAAGGAAAAATCCCACGGTTAAAAGTGAACGGGTAGCGGCTCGAATGTTAATCACCCATTGAGCAGCGCCCTTGCCGATTTCTACATCGTGAGCATAGATGGCTTGCATTTCAGCTTGTTGAGCGCCTATAACTGCTTGAGCAGTCTGTGCAGTGGTTTCCATCTCAATCTGATCTGTGTGGATTGCTTCAATGCGTTCTTGAGCTTCTAAACCCGCTTTCTTTAGTTCCAATTCACGCTCAATCTGAAGCCTGGCTAAATCTAACTCATGCCGCTTGTCGTTACGATCTTGGAAAAACTCAAGAAACTTGGGAGTTCCCGACATAAGGAACGAAATAAGGGTTGAAAGTAAGGTAAGCATTATTTAATTCCAATCTTTCCAAGTAACAAGTTCACGATTTTGTCGGATAAATCGTTTGGCAAAAATTTAAGAAACCCAAGAAAATAAAGCGCCACACAACCATAAACAATGATTTTGAGGCAAAGATCAAAGGTTTTCTGATACTCATTCATCGCCCACAATGCACTTTAGCGCAATGCTCTTGAAACTCTTGGATGCCAATAATTGCACCTAAAAGCAACAAAATCAAGATAAACGCACCCGCAACAATGGCTATTTGTTCTTCTTGTTCTTCTTTCTTTTTCTTGGCATCGGCTTTGGCTTGACGGGCGGCATGGGCATCTTCTATGTCCATCAGCTGCGCTCTCTCTTTAATTTTTTGCCAAACGTCCATTTTGTTAGACTGAAAGAACAACATTTGTAGCTCTTTTTCAAACTCACGGGCTTGCTCTAACGCCATCTCAATTTGAAGCGCTGTACCCATGTTTGAGCCTTTGCCTGACCGCTTGGCCTCCACCATAGCTTTGGAAGCATGAGATTTGGCATCAAACATTTTGCCAATCATGGGGGCAAGACCGCCAATGTCATTGGCAACCTGAGCCGCTTTCTTGACCATGCCAATGGCGCTTTGCAGTCCAGCTAGTGCTGTGATTGGATCAATCATTTTCTCTCAACCTTTTCCCACTTTAGGCAGAAAACCTTGCGGTTGTAAACATCACCCGTCCATGCCCACTTAACACATCGATACTCGGTTGATGAGGCTTGCGAAAGTAATAAAACAATCGCAATCGCCCATTTCATTTTGACCAGTAGTGTGAAATGTAACCAAAAATTGAGGATATGCCCGAAACTAATGCCATGCCCATCCAAAAACCGCCACGGCCTTTGTTGGCAAGTTCAATCAATTTATCTAATTGGGCTTCCATTTTGTCAATCTTGGCTTCCATTGATTCGACTTTTTGTTGAAGCACTCCATATTGCACCAAATCAATGTCAGACATAAGACTTCCAAATAAACTTTATGGGGCAACAACGGCTAAGAATTCTTCCATAGTTGTGGCAGCTGTAATGGCGGCTTCTTTGGCCGTACAGTCCGCAATGATGGATGCCCGAGCCGTTACCACATCGCTAGGAATAGCCACATCACGCTCGGCTTTGCGAATGACCATCCAATCGGTGCTTGCCAATAGTGAGTTAGCATTTGCCTTGTTCTGAGCAATCCATTGTGACTTCAAGCCTTTAGTGGTTACTGGCTCGGTTTGACCCTCTGGTGTCTCTGTCACATCTTCCAAAGCCTTTGGTGTGTTTGTGTAGGTGCGAGTGACCACAGAGCCATTTACTTGGTAACTGTCAAAAGTCACCCAATAAAAGCGTTGGTCTTTTTGTTCACCTTCAACCACTTCCAATGCGCCTTGCTCAATAGCAAAAGCATAGTTAGGGTTTGATGTGTCAGGAAAAAGAGTTGCTAGTTCACCAACTTGGGTAACTGCGTTGTTTTCAATGAGTGCATACATATTGAGTCCTATCGTGCAAGGGAATACTTAAAGGGTGATTCGGCAAATGCCATGTAAATATATGTGCCACTAGAGGCGTTAACTACAGTTGCAGAACGGCATTTAAAGCCATTAGACAAATCATCAATAGAAGTTGCGGATGTTTCAGCACCAGCTGTATCCGCTAATAATGTGTTTGTAACTACGTTGTATGTGTCTCTTTTAGTATCCCAAATGTACCAATCAGAAGTGCTATCTGTGCGTTTAATCATCACATAAGCGGGACGCATACCCGTGAACACAAACGGCCCATCAGTAGAACCATTGCCCGTGTAAGAGCCAAACTTGCTATACCCTGCTACTTCTGCAAAGCAGTAAGCAACATAAGTTACTGTGACAGTGTTGCTATCGGTATTTATTCCAACAGAAAAGACCGAGCTTGTGGGAGAAGTTGAGTTCCAAATGGTAGAACTTGTTGCAGTAGCAGCAGTAGTGTTTAAAACTAAATTAGAACCATTACCAAGAGTTGAAAAGTAAACAGGCCAAGCACCCGCTAGGCTTCTTGATTTGACAATAATCATTGAAGGGGCAACATTGAGACCGTGACCAATAGTTCCCGCTACACCAGTACCCGTATAGGTCACCACACTAAACAAACTTGTGGTGTTTGCGCTTACTGTTGAAGTAATAGAGCCTACTGTGTTGGATGAACCTGTGCCATTGGCTTTCCATTGCCAACCGACATAGTTTATTCCATTACCATTACTACCATTGTCGCCAGCAGCAATTGAAAACCCGCTTGAATCAAAAGATGTGACATATCCTGAGTATGTCTGCTCAACATCTGTTGTGCTTGAGCCAAGTTGTTTTGTTACGCCTCTAACTTGGTCTGTAAGAACATGACCATAACCAAAATCTCGACATTTCCACCAAACCAAACCAGGTTGAAATCCGCTGTTTGTAAAACTACGAGCAGTTAAATTGCCAGTCCACAAATTAACGCCAAAATAATTTCCCGCCTGATTTCCATTCGCACCAATGGTAGGCGTAGGCAAGTTTTGTGTGCAAAGTGCTTTGAAGTCACTTGGGGCTGTGTAGGCAAATGCTCGTTGACCGAAGTTGGCTGAGTATGTTTGTGTAACTGAGCCAGAACCAGTGCCAACCATTGCAATCATTGTTTTGCCAGTTAACCCTGTGCTATATGCAACCCCTTGACTTGCACCATTTTTGTAAAACGCAAGTGTTCCCGCATCCATATCCAATGCAACACCAATAATGTCG